CTTTGAACCAGAACTCAATAAGTATGTTTGTCCATTGGAAATGGATTCCATAATCAGGTCGCTGATGATTGGAACACGTTCAAAGTACAACTCTGACAAGGTCCAGATAACTCAAATTATGCATTCAGCAAATGATGAGTTTTTCTGGTATGGTAGGGGAATATTTGAGAAATATCACCAAATGTTGATTGATATCACTAAAGAATGTGATTTGATAGTGTATTTCGATCACGATTTAATGACTTTTGAGCAATTGCTCGATCGATACAAGAGAAATTCAGAATTATTTGAAAAAGATCCTGTTATTGATAAATTTGTCGTTTGTGAGAGTGATGATCTTAAAATTCAATCCCGTACCGAGAGTATATTGTGCCACCATTGCAACAAGGCACATTGTCTTCTTAGTGATGAATCATTCACAAGAATCTGTTTAGTATGCTCAACCTGTAGGTGGTTGGGGTATGATATAGATTGCCCACATTGTGGTGTTAATGATTGTTGTGAAAGTTGTGGTATTCTTACACCATGGATTAAACGCAGTTTCGTGTCTAATAGTGGTAATTATTACCCTTTTGTATGTGAACAGTGTGAATATGCGCGACGTGAACGAGAATTAAGAAGATTACATACTCAAATGTGTCAATGTGACGATTATCACATCCAATCTAGTGAGATGGATGTTGATGAACCTAAACATTTACACACATTGAAACATGTTGCAAATACCTTACGGTTGGTGGGAGACCGCGGACATGCAGTCCGAAACTCACTACTTCAGTTAGGACCAGTAACCCTTTCTGTCGTATGTAATACTTGCGAAAAGCCAATAAGGAGCACTGCCCCATGTAAGCGCAGTGAACGTCGGCCAACTCAACGAGATGGGTTGGGGTGCGGGCAATACCAATTTGTCCATATGGTTGGAGATGAGATATATCATATTCAATCTGCAGTAGAGTCTGTTGAATCATCATCACGAATGGATAATTCAGTAGGTGTTTCTGTGGTTAGTGAAACAGCAACATTTATGGATGCCAATCTTAGTGAGATGTTTAATTTTCCAGCAGATGATGCGTCTGGTGTTAATTCTGACATGTTAACAAACGTAGATCTTGGTGGATTTTTAAATCGACCTACTCTAATAGCCACTTATTCATGGGTAGAAGGTGGCTTTTCTGCAACCAATTTTGATCCTTGGACGTTATTTTTAAATAGTACGCCTATTAAAAGCAAGCTTAATAACTTTGCTTTTTTAAGAGGGAATCTAAAGATCAAAATTGTTGTCAATGCCTCACCATTTTATTATGGTGCTTTACTTTTTGCGTATACACCTACATCATATGCACATCCCATTCCCGCCTATAATAATCAATTGGTTCCATGGTCTCAACGACCTCATGTATGGATCTATCCAAAAGAGAGTAATGGCGCAGAAATGACATTACCGTTCATTTACCATCGTGGTTATGTGAAT